CGCGATTTGCTGGCAAATTGACCCCCCCGGCCCCGCGATCGCGCGTAACGATGGCGGCAGTTGCCACCCAGACACAAAAAAAGCCGAAATTAGATATCTGTTACCTCTTGTAACACCAGTAACAATAAGTGTTACCATGTTACGAACGGTAACAATCTAAGTAACAGGGGGAGATATGAAATTTGTAAAGAAAATCGGTAAGGAATTTAAGTCCCGTGTAATGGATCTGACAGATGTTGAGGCAGCAATGACTGTTTTGGCGGTTGTTGTTCTATTTACGATAGCTGTTATCTGGTAAGTCTTGATTTTCTTGTACAGTAATATAGGATAGGGAGGGAAAGGCGGGCTTAATAGGATGCTAACAAGCATCTAATAGCCTGCTTTAACTTTTAGGAGATCCGAAATGAAAGATCACACTGTTGAATATCGTTCGATTGACTACTACTCAATGTGCGAGAAGTCCAAAGAGAAGGTCAAGGCCATGCAGGATGCTGGCATGTCTACCATCTACGATGCCAAGGCTACGCCTGAAGAGACTGAACTACCTAAGATGGGTGGTTACTCCATTATTATGATGGGCAAGTAATGCCTCAAGGTGGTGTTCTGGAGGAAATCGCAGAGCATCTGGCTGATATAGCAGAAACCTTGCGTAAGTTGTTAGACTTAGCTGAAGATTCAAACTCGGAAGTAGATGATGTCGAATGACGAAGAGCCTAAAGTCAGAACTCAGGCTTCAGGTAGACCCACCAGAAAAGATATAGCTACAAAGTCGAAGGGCGGTCGCAACAAAGTGGGCCGTCCCAAGGGTGATGCGGCTATTATTAACGAGTATAAGGCCCGTATGCTGGCGTCACCCAAGTCTAGGCGGGTGATGGATACTATATTTGCGGCGGCGATGGATGATGACCACAAGAATCAGGCTGCTGCATGGAAGCTGGTGATGGATAGAATCTTACCAGTAGCCGCATTTGAAAAAGATATTGTTCAGAATGGTGGTAAATCTGCGATTCAAATCAATATTACGGGTGTTGGCGCGGCAGAAATTACCCAACCGCAAGAATCCAGTGTAATTGACGGGGAATCCGGTGAAGTACTTCAGGATTGAAGAGTTTGATTGCCAAGAAACCGGCAATAACCGCATGAACCCTGAGTTTTTGGAAAAGGTAGACGAACTCCGTGGGTTATGTGGCTTTCCCTTAGTTGTTACCTCGGGATATCGCGACCCTAATCACTCAATCGAAATTGCAAAAGCCCAACCCGGAACGCACGCACAAGGCATCGCCGCTGACCTCAGAGTTGAAGACGCCCACCATCGCTACATACTATTAACTACTGCTTTTAAAATGGGATTTTCTGGCATTGGCGTTGCCAAAACCTTCATTCATGTTGATACTCGGGACACTTTGCCCCTTGTCTGGACTTACTAATGCTATACACAAAGCACGTTCAGCTAACAGACGCGACAGAAACTACACTGTTTACTGTGCCTACAGGTTTTCACGCAATCATCTACTACGTCTTTATTGCTAACCACGCAGGCTCTACAAAAACAGCCGCTTTGCATTTTGCTGAATCTGATGGCAGCAATAGGGTTGATATCTTTGATGCGGAAAACGTATCAGGAGGAGGCAGATTAACCTTAGATGCAGGCGGCGGCCCTATGTTTGTCTTGCATCAAGGCGAAGTAGTTAAGGTTCAAACAGAAGCATCCTCGGATATGGAGTTTGTAGTTACCATTGACTTGATGGAAGTACCACCAGCGCTTGTAAACTTTGTTTAATCACTAGGAGTATTTCAAATGAAGAGTGTTTTTTTCGCAGTAATCGGCTTGTTTTCTTTAGGGGCAGTTGCACAGACGTATATTGATTATGACGATGGTTCTACTTACACGCTAGAGCCAAGAGAAGAAGCATATGTCACGCATGAGATAGTTTTTGTTAAGCGAGAGTATTCGTCCGGCGCTGTTTATTTCAGCGTGTTATCGCCTAACGTCAAGCGAGATTATGTTGAAACACCATGGGACGGCTTGCAGCCCGGATCACACGAATGGTGCAAGCAGTACATACCGTGGAGTGAAGGCTACACGTTTGATATGCAGACATGGCAACGTGCGTGCGATACGAATGGTGATGGCGTATATGATGAAGATGATGATGGCTGGCAAGGCTAGTTTTGACTGACCTAAACGTACAGCTACTTGATTGGCAGCAGGGTGTTTTTTCTGATCCTACTCGCTTCAAGGTAGTAGCGGCTGGGCGGCGGACAGGGAAGTCCCGCCTAGCGGCATGGATGTTAATTATTAATGGTCTACAGGCAGATAAAGGCCATGTATTTTATGTAGCCCCAACTCAGGGGCAGGCTCGCGATATTATGTGGCAGACCCTTATGGAGTTGGGCCACCCCGTTATTGCGGGATCTCATATCAACAACCTTCAGATTAAGCTGGTAAATGGCGCCACTATTAGCCTTAAGGGTGCTGATCGGCCAGAAACCATGCGCGGTGTGTCTTTACGTTTTCTCGTTATGGACGAGTACGCCGACATGAAGCCAGATGTATGGGAGCAGATTTTAAGACCGGCGCTAGCTGACCAAAAGGGCTCAGCGTTGTTTATCGGAACTCCGATGGGTAGAAACCATTTCTACGAACTTTATAAGTATGCGGAGCTAAACGGCGACGAAACCTATAAGGCATGGCATTTTACGAGCTATGACAACTCGATATTAGATCCCGGCGAAATAGATTTGGCAAAGAAATCTATGTCGAGTTATGCCTTTAGGCAAGAGTTTATGGCGTCATTTGAAGCCAGAGGCTCCGAGATGTTTAAAGAAGATTGGATCCATTTTGGTGACACGCCGGACGAAGGCGATTATTATATCGCCGTTGACTTGGCGGGCTTTGAGGATATAAACAAAAAGCGCACTAAAAACACCAAGTTAGATGAAACAGCTATAGCAGTGGCTAAGGTTAGCCCTGATGGCTGGCACGTTGAAAACATAATTTATGGTCGTTGGGATCTTAACGAAACGGCCATGAAGATATTTCAAGCCGTCAGGGATTACCGTCCTGTAAGCGTTGGGATAGAAAAAGGTATTGCAAAACAGGCAGTCATGTCGCCGTTATCAGATTTGATGAAGCGGTACGGCACGTTTTTCCGTGTAGAAGAACTAACACACGGAAACAGAAAGAAGACAGACCGTGTGATGTGGGCATTACAGGGTCGATTTGAAAATGGTTACATACAATTAAATCGGGGCGAATGGAATAATAGATTCCTAGATCAACTGTTTCAGTTTCCAGATGCGCTAACACATGATGACTTAGTGGATGCTTTAGCGTATATAGATCAGTTAGCTCAGGTTGCGTATGACTACGAATACGAAATTGATGACCACGAAATCTTAGATGTGGTAGCGGGATACTAAAATGGCCGAAGAAATCTACAGTCCAGATCCATTACTTATGCAGCAGTCGCTTGAAGAATGGGTAATGACCAAGTGTGAAAACTGGCGTGATTACTATGAATCAAATTACGAAGAAAGTTTTGAGGAATACTATCGGTTATGGCGAGGTCAATGGGATCCTGCTGACTCTGAAAGAGTATCAGAGCGTTCTAGAATTATCTCTCCTGCGCTTCAGCAGGCTGTAGAATCTAACGTAGCTGAGCTAGAAGAGGCTACATTTGGTCGTGGTAAGTGGTTTGATATTGCTGATGATGTATTGGACAACCAGAAGCAAGACGCCATGTATCTTAGAAGGAAACTTGCTGAAGATTTTGAGGCATGCAAGGTTCGTAAGGCGGTTGCCGAATGTTTGATTAACTCAGCGGTATTTGGCACAGGCATTGGGGAGGTGGTTCTTGAAGAAATTAAAGAAATGGCTCCTGCGGCTGAGCCAATCATGGGTGGAGACCTTCAGGCTGTTGGTGTCAATATTACTGACCGTGTAGTCGTAAAGCTAAAGCCTGTATTGCCACAGAACTTTTTAATTGATCCCGTAGCGACCTCGGTTGAGGATGCGTATGGCGTAGCGGTCGATGAGTTTGTCAGCAAGCATAGTGTAGAGATCCTTCAAGAGCAGGGTGTATACCGCGAAGGTATGGTTGAGTCCGCTGCTGCTGATACTGATCTTGAACCAGATCAAGACTTGACAATCTATAATGATGACAAGGTTCGCCTAACCAAGTATTATGGTCTTGTTCCCCGCGAGCTTTTAGAAGCCGAAGACATAGAAGTCGAAGAAGACTCTATGTACGTTGAGGCTATCGTGGTTATTGCTAACGGCGGAACATTGCTGAAAGCAGAAGCAAACCCTTACATGATGAATGATCGACCCGTTGTGGCGTTCCCTTGGGATGTCGTGCCGGGTCGCTTCTGGGGTCGTGGCGTTTGCGAGAAAGGCTATAACAGCCAGAAGGCGCTTGATACAGAGCTTAGGGCGCGTATTGATGCCCTGAGTCTAACTATTCACCCAATGCTTGCTGTGGACGCTACACGGCTTCCTAGAGGCGCTAAGCCTGAAGTCCGTCCCGGTAAGATGATTTTGACGAACGGAGACCCGCGTGAGGTTTTGCAGCCATTTAACTTTGGGCAAGTGGGGCAGATTACTTTTGCTCAAGCTGCAAGCCTTCAGCAAATGGTGCAACAAGCGACAGGCGCTGTGGACTCCGCAGGGATCGCTGGACAGGTCAATGGTGAAGCTACTGCTGCTGGGATATCTATGTCTCTCGGTGCAATTATTAAAAGACATAAGCGCACCCTTATAAATTTCCAGCAGTCTTTCTTGCTGCCTTTTGTAACTAAAGCCGCTCACAGATATATGCAGTTTGACCCGGAAAGTTATCCGGTAGCTGACTATAAGTTTACGGCCACCAGCACTTTGGGCATTATTGCTAGAGAATACGAAGTAACCCAGCTAGTACAGCTACTTCAGACTATGCAACAGGACAGTCCTCTGTATCCTGTTCTTATCCAAAGCATTATTGACAATATGAACCTGAGCAACCGCGAAGAGTTGATTGCGGCAATGCAACAGGCTGGACAACCTAATCCACAGGCCCAGCAGATGGCGATGATGGCCCAGCAAACACAGCTGGCCCTCCAGCAGAGCCAAACGGCAGCACTCAATGGTCAGGCGGCAGAGTCGCAGGCTAGAGCCGCTAAACTTGCTGTAGAGGCGCAGATCGCGCCAGAAGAGCTTGAGATTGACAAAATCAATGCAATCACCCGAAACCTGAAGGAAGGCGATCAAGAAGACAAAGAGTTTGAGCGCCGGTTGAAGGTGGCTGACAGGCTTTTAAAGAAACGACAGCTAGAGGCTAAGCCAACCAATGTTAATGACACCAACGGAAATGAACAAACTGCTAGGCCAGATCAACCAAGCCTTCAAGGAGCAGGAAGACAAAATAACATGGCTCCAGAAACGCTTAGGCTCCTTGGAGGAGAAGGTTAATGCCCAAGAAAAAAGACCCAAAGCTGGAACGCGCGGGCGTAAGCGGGTACAACAAGCCGAAGCGAACCCCGAGTCATCCGACCAAGAAGTTTGTAGTAGTAGCGAAGGTAGGGGACAAGACTAAGACCATTCGCTTTGGCGATGCTAAAATGACTATCAAGAAAGACCAGCCTGCTAGGCGGAAGTCTTTTCGGGCTAGGCATAAGTGTGATACAAGTCCTCCGAGTAAGCTGACAGCAAGATATTGGTCTTGCAAAAAATGGTGATGGTATGAAGGTTAAAGCGCCAAAAGGCTATCATTGGATGAAAGATGGTAAGGAATATAAGTTGATGAAAAACCCGGCTGGCGGTTATAAGCCGCACAAAGGCGCGTCTCAGTCAGCGGAGTTTAAAGTTCAAAAAGTCCACAAGGGTAAATAGGAGGCTGTTATGGCGTATAGTAAGGGTTCAAAGCAGGTTGTTAGGTCTATGCCGCCGAAAAAGAAAAAGAAGAAGAAGAAGTAATGCCTGCCAAAAAAAAGGCTAAGCCAAAAAAGAAATCAGGTAGCCCAACGCCCAAGAATAAGGCGTTATATGCTCGCGTGAAGGCGGAGGCTAAGAAGAAGTTTGACGTATACCCCAGCGCTTATGCCAATGCGTGGCTAGTGCGGGAGTATAAAAAGCGCGGTGGGACGTATGCCTAAGTCAAAGGACGGCTTAACCAAGTGGTTTAACGAGGAATGGGTTGATATTAAGACTGGAAAACCTTGTGGTCGTAAAAAGGCTAAAGGCTCAAAGCGTCCATACCCAGCCTGTAGGCCCAAAAAAGTAGCCGCAAAAATGACAAAGGCAGAGAAAGATGCTGCTAAGGCCAAGAAAACAGGGCCAAAACGAGTTAAATATGCGGTTACTGCATCGGGTCGCAGGCGAAAGACAACGAAGAAAACTTGACGTTTATTCCGCAAAGATATACAACGCAACTTTGAGATAACCTTATGGCCTCATTGGATAAAGAAGTAGAAGAGTATTACAACAAGTACTTTGACCTGTTCCGGACAGAAGGCTGGAAACAGTTAATCGAAGAGCTAAATCAAAACGCTATGCTAATTAACAGCGTTGAGAACACGAAAGACAGCGAAGACCTGTTTATTCGTAAGGGTCAGCTGAAAGTGTTGGCATATTTGTTGAACTTTGAAAACAACATGGAAACTAGCTTTAGCGAGCTAGAGAAAGAAAATGAAGGTATTTGACTTTCGTTGTGAGAATGGTCATATCTTTGAAGAATTTGTAGAAGGCACAACTACAACCAGTAGGTGCGGTTGTGGCGCCATTGCTACAAAAATCGTTTCAGCGACAAAGTGTGTACTAGATGGGTCTACTGGAGATTTTCCGGGCAGGCACATGAAGTGGGTGCGAGAACACGAAGAAGCTGGGCGACGAGGTAGGGAGGCTCGCCGAGAGGAGGGCTAACCAATGTGTAATCTCCATAACCTTACAAAAGGCGGGGCTATTTAATGATGTCAAGAGCGACACTAATTGACGGGCGTCAGGACGTAGAGGAAACCGAAACAACCGACGAGCTAATTGAAGATTCTGTTGAGACTCCAGAAGAGGAACAATCTCAAGAATCTAGTGTTCCAGACAAGTATCAAGGTAAATCTGTTGAAGAATTAGTGCAGATGCACCAAGAACTTGAGCGATTTTCAGGCAAGCAAAGTGCTGAAGTCGGGGAAACACGCAAAGAAGTTAGCGAGTTGCGGGATCTGGTTGATAGCTACATTCAGACACAACCCTCACCAGCACCTGAAACACAGCAGGATGATGACAACAAAGACGATGTTGATTTTTTTGTTGATCCTCAAACGGCTGTAAACCGAGCAATAGACAATCACCCCAAGATCAGGGAAGCCGAGGCTTACACACAGCAGTACAAACAGCAGACAGCGTTAGCTCAATTGAAATCCAGTCATCCTGACATGGAAAGTATTTTGCAGGACACAAAGTTTGCTGAGTGGATTAAGGGGTCGAAAGTCCGAACACAATTGTTTGTTCAGGCGGATAAGGGCTATGACTACGATGCCGCGAATGAGTTGTTTAATCTCTGGAAAGAGAAGAATCAAGTTGTTCAGCAAACTGCTCAGGCAGAAAAGGTAGCGCGTCAAAGTGCAGTTAAATCAGCTAACACAGGCAATGCTCGCGGAGCAGCTGAAGGGTCAAGGAAGAAAGTTTATCGTCGTGCTGACATTATTAAATTGATGAAGACCGACCCTGACCGTTACAACGCTTTATCTGATGAGATATTAAAAGCATACGCGGAGGGTCGAGTTAAATAGCCTTTAAAGGAGATTTATCATGGCTACAGCAACTTACCCCGGCGCGGCGGGTAACACCGCCCTAACAGAAGCGGCAACTTTTGTACCAGAAATCTGGTCAGATGAGATTATTGCTGCTTATCAAAAGAACTTGAAGATGGCACCCCTTGTCAAGCGTCTCGCTATGACTGGCAAGAAGGGTGACGTTATTCATATCCCTAAGCCTACTCGCGGCGATGCCAATGCTAAAGCGGCTGATACTGCGGTAACTATCATTGCAAACACCGAGTCAGAGCTGCAGGTTACTATTAACCGGCACTTTGAGTACTCGCGTCTGATCGAGGACATCGTAGAGGTACAGGCTCTGTCTTCTCTGCGTCAGTTCTATACTGAAGATGCTGGTTATGCTCTGGCTGTACAGGTCGATAACGATCTGCACGCAGCTGGTACTGGTTTTGGTGACGGCGGCGCTGTTGTATTTAGCCCTGCTGCTACTGACTACCAGCACACTGGTTGTTTCTTCAATGATGGCGGCACTACTACTCAGTACACCGACGATACTCTGGTAGCTGGTGACGAGTTCACGGACGCATTCTTCCGTGACATGATCCAGAAGATGGATGACAACAACGTGCCGATGGAAGGCCGTAACCTCATTATCCCGCCTGCCACGCGCAATGCGATTATGGGTATCGACCGATACGTTTCTTCTGACTTCGTATCCGGTGGTACTGTCAACAACGGCTTGATCGGCAACCTGTATGGCGTAGACGTTTACGTTTCTGCTAACTGCCGAACTATTGAAGCCGCTGGTGACAACACTGCATCTAGCGTTGACACTCGCGCAGCCCTGCTGTTCCACAGCGAAGCTGTTGTGATGGCAGAGCAGATGGCTGTTCGCTCACAGACCCAGTACAAGCAGGAGTACCTCTCTACGCTGTACACCGCCGACACCCTGTATGGTGTTCAGGTGTATCGCCCAGAAGCTGGTTTTGTCCTCGCAGTACCGTCTGCGTAAACCTTACGGGGGCTTCGGCCCCCTTTTACTTAAGTGCCTGTACGCGGGCGTTTAATTAAAAGACGAGCGGATAGGAAAAATTATGTCCAACTATACAAAGTCAACAAACTTTACAGCTAAGGACTCGTTACCTACTGGTGATACCAATAAGGTTGTTCGTGGTTCTGAGTTTGATACTGAATTTAACGCTATTGCTACAGCCGTAGCGACTAAAGCAGACCTCGCTGGCCCTACGTTTACTGGTACAGCTACTTTTGCTGATGTTAGCGTCTCTGGTACTGTTACTGCAGGCACTATTGATCTTAACGGCGGTGCGCTAGATAACGTAACCATTGGTGGATCAACACCAGCCGCAGGAACTTTTACTTCTCTTACTGCTACAACAGCAGACATCAACGCTGGTACTATTGATAACACAGTTATTGGCGGTTCTACTCCCGCAGCAGGGACGTTTGCAGCTGTTGCAGGAACTACGGGTACTTTCTCTGGGGCTGTTACGGGTTCTAATCTCAGTATATCTAACTGGAATACAGCTTACGGATGGGGCAACCATGCTTCTGCAGGTTACTTAACTAGCGTAGCGTTTACTGATATTAATGGCGCTGCTGTCATTACATCCTCAGAAACTTTTGTAAGTAACGACACAACCCTACCCACTACAGCAACTCTTACTGCACGAATACTAGCAGCATCTCTTGCATCAACAGCATCTCTTGATGATCTTTCTGACGTTAACTTAACCCCTGCCGCAACAGAGGGTCAGGTTTTGGTGTTTGATAGTGGCACATCAAAGTTTATTGCGGGTTCATCCGGTGCAGGGCTGGATGGTGGTTTTGCTAATTCAACTTACCTTACAGCTCAGAATTTTAACGGAGGCGGTGCATAATCATGGCAAGCAT